ACAATCTAAATAAATAAGCATATGGCACATATAGTATTCTTCTTATACATTCTTATTGGTAATGTTATACCTATGGATGAAGAACATGAAGGCCGGGACATGTATGTCCTCAAATTTAAAGATGGTGGTGTAGTAGAAAACTGCTACAAAGAGGAAATCATTGAGTACATTCAAACAGGTACATTTGAATACAATGACTTCTACTAATCAGTATCCTTGAACAAATGATAGGTACTGAGTTATTATTATGTTTCAATCAATGTAACTCCCAATTCATTGTGAGCACTGAGTGCTTAATGGGAAACACCTTATACTAGTTAAACGGGTGAAAAATAATACTAGTCTAATGTTTTTAGTACATCAACTGTAAATAACCGAGGGGGAGTTTTTAACCTTTGCACTCTATACGGTTTACATGCAAGTAGAAATACTTGAGGGGGTTGTTGATGTCAAGCAAAGTTCATTACTGTTAGTAAACAGTGACAAACCTGTGGGGCTACTATTGGGTTCTGTATTTCTCCTGCAAAGAGAGTATAGTACTAACATATCATTTGCAGTGATATGAATCCAAAGTTAGTGCAGACTTAAAAATCAGGTATTTTACATATAGTATTGATAAAGCTATGTGAGTTTAATTTAAACTATTTCGTCTTATAGTATAGCAGAGCCCCTGGTAGGTGACTGGACTATTTGTATGATTGTATTTATCTATTCTCCTTCACAAGATTCCACTTGGGAGAATACAGCTGACTGAAGTGGAATTCAGTTTTACTCTATAAGATAAGACTCAGCGGTCTTTGTGTTGGATATGGGAAAATCCGTCCGCTTATTGAGGTATTTTTATTGGGCACATCCAATATTCTATTTAATTTAAACAAAAAAGACCTGCATTCCCAATGCAGGCAAGTCCTCAAATTTGTATATTCACTAAATAAATTAAAACAAATGAACTATCTGATTGACACAATAGAGCATCTATCTGTATTAGTATTCGGCAATGGATTGTCTGATGAAGACAGAGAGAAACTTAATGAACTCACTGAACAAGAATTAAATGACAAGGTATCTGATTTAAAAGGCAGGCTTTATGGATTTTGAAGAAACACAAGATATGTTTGAGCTTTGGAAAATAGATCCAATGCTCACCTGTACATGTGATGATTATCACATATGTCAGACATGCCATTATTTAGATGACCAAGAAAAAAAGAGAAAGAATGGAAACACAAGTTTACCAGGTGATGATAAAAATTGAAGGTCAAATCATATTTAAAGCCTTTGTAACAGGGCCTGAAGATATTGAAATTGAACTACTTGATTATTACTACCAAAAATACTGGGAACAAGAACCAGATATCAGTAAGTATTCAGTAAGAAACTTAACCAAGGACTTTGATAGAGTTCTTGATTTTGATAAGGATAAAGCTTTGCAATTCTCCGCAGCAGTAAATGCTATGGAGTACAGTGATAAATATTCCTAAGTCTTATAACCAAAATACCACTTCCTATTTACATAAGCTAAATAGACAGAGGGGTTCTCTGGAGCACGTTTGAATCCAACAATAGCAAAAATTAGTGGTCGCTATGGATAGGTTGGTGCCAACAAAGAGAACCCATTATTTAAACTGGGAAATATATTTTCCCAAAACTCAATGAGACATAGAAAGTTCCTATTTACTAGAAAAAGCAAATCAGAATCACTTTCCGTCTCAGACCATTAACAGAAAAGCATAGAAAGTTCCTATTAAACTATACAATTGATAAGAAATTACTTTCCGCTTTTCTGTGGTTAATGCACCAGTTCTACTTCCCAAGGGTAGACAGTTTATAAGTCTTGATCTTAGTATACAAGGCGTATGTGATTATATGGAACGTATGCCATACACACGGGGGTAAGAATCCTCCTATAAACTGAGTGCAGAGGGACCAAAATAGTATCGGCACTCTTTCTTTAACCGAGTGTCTATCCAGTAAGTTGCTGGCCAGAGTTCAACTGAGTACATAATGAACAGGCTTTGATCCATATGCCTTAAGGATCATAACTAATGCACCACAACTCACTTCCCAAGGGTGAGCAGTTGTAATGAATGACTCCACTACGTATTATAGCCACGGAGATAATTACAACTGAGTGCAGAGGGGTTACAATCCAAAAAATCAATTTAAAAATAAACTAAAAGCAAATCTTATGAAAGAGATTAAATTGTTCGGCAAAGCACTGAACGTAAAAACAATGAGTCCATCAGCTGTTAATACTGTGGCATGTTCTAAAGGGATAATTGTACATCCTGACTGTTGTAATGAAAGAGTATATGCATACTTGCAGAATATTCCTAATAAATATAACAGTACATTCTATCAATCTGTTGCAGATGTGGTAGATAAAGACAGATTGTATCTGCTTATTGACCAATTGATGCATTATGCATCTACATATGGTACACAGTACCAAGGTGCAGTGTATGTACCAAATGATAATTGGTCTGATGATGAGATGCATCCAATTGATTTCTCTGACTGTAAGGTTATTCAACCTATTACACCAGAAGAAATTGCAGAGAAAGTAAGACAAATGCTCTATTCAGGTATAGCCTTGAAGCCAGAGACTATTGAAGATATTTTCTCTCTTGTAGATGAGTTTTCTATTGAGTTAGATATCACCTCTGTAAAGAATATTGAGGCCAAGATGGTTCTGTACAAGAAATTAGGTTTATTACCAAGCTCTCCTGAAGAGATGGTTAGATATTTAGTTTACTTGCACACAGGTAAAACCTTGGTTATTAAGAACATGGAAACTTTTAGAAACATGATTAATAACCCAACACCTATTGAATCTCTAGTAGTTTCATTTGGTGCTGAGAAATTGGCTAGTGTATTCTTTAGATACAAACCATTGTTCCTTGCAATGAAGACTTCTGAAAATGCAAAGATTATTAACAAGTTAAGAAAACTTGCTAATAAGCATCACAAGCCTTTCCAAGCAGGATATTGGGAGACTATACTTCAGAAACCAATGGATGCTCTTGAATTTATGAAGAGATTGACTGACCTTTCTAATATAAAAAAGGTAAGATTGATCAAAGCCATAAATGAGAAAGCTTCTAACATGACACACAAGATGTATATCATTAGAAATGGTAAGACTTACACAAAGCCTGTTCTACCAAGTAATAATTATTACAGTATACCAAAAGCATTCTTGAAAGATTCTCTTGTAGAATCTCTAAAGAGTAAAGCTTGTAAGATCAAGTTGCCAAAAGATATTAGACTTGCAATTCCGTCTTCAGAAAAGACATTTGTAGGCAATATACCATTTGGTAGCTATATAGATGTTGCAGGAAAGAATTCTATCTTTGGTATTGTGTGGAGAGGTGAAGATGGTGCTCAGGATTTAGATTTATCTTATCTTGACTATAGTGGTCAGAAGATTGGTTGGAATAGTGATTACTATTCAGACAAACAAGATATTGTCTACTCAGGGGATATGACTAGTGCAAATCCTGAAGCTTGTGAGTACATGTTTTGCAAGAATGGTCTTATAGATGGAATCATCAAGGTTAATGCATACAATGCAAACAATAACAGTATTTTCAACTTTTTTGTTGGCAAGACTGATGCTGATTTCACTGTAGAACGTGGTCAAAAACCTACAGAGAACATTATTAAGTTTAAGACTGAAATGAAAATTACTGGAGAAACTACTTTAGGTTTCTATGCAGATAATAAGATTTATTTTAGTGACTTAAATGCCAATGGTGGAAGAGTTTCTTATTTCAATTCTCATGTACAGAACAGTATTAAGTATTTTGTTGATACTAAAAATACCTTCTTGTATTGGGATGAAATCTTAACTCTTGCAGGGTTTACTATTACTGATGAAGACTATGATATTGATTTGAGCAGTGGAGACATTGCACAAATGATAGCATTGTTATCATAATACCAGGTTGGGTGGCACCTATGAACAGAAGCCACCCATTTTTATTTATTCAGAAAAGCAATTCAAAATGGAAAAAGCAAAAATATTATTTGGTGAAGAAAGTTTAGATAGATTTAATGAAGCCCTTAAATGGGATGAAGCAACACAAAGAATTAAGTTTTATGGAAATAATATTCCTAGAAAGTTTATTGTAGAAAGTGTAAAGCACACTGATACACATATCTATTGGGCATCTACTGAATATATAGTAAGATTTAATAAGAAATTGTTTTCTACAAAAAAGAATCAGTCTGGTGCTACATATGACCGTGCTACAAATAAACTTAAAGTGTGGTTTGGTAAGCAGTTCTATAATTTACCTGTAGCATTTCAACATTCAGTATTTGAAGAATTACACTGTGAGTGGGCTGTAGAGATGGGTTGGGGACTTAAGAATGTTATCACTAATACAATGATTAACCGTATAATTAATAAGAAAATTACTAATCCAAGAGATCTAGTGAGAGCTTACTTAAAAACTACGGATCTTAGAAATGATAACATATCTATTGAAAGATTCTACAGAGTCTTTCAAAGGATGAATGACTCTCCAAGAAATCATATCTTGAGAATGCACCATACAATGGATCCAAATCATTATTTAGAAGTAATGGAAAAAAACATGAGTGAGCAAATGTATTATGCAATTCAAGATAACATTACTGATGATTTATATAACCAAGCTATTATGCTTAATGAAAAGGTTAATATTCATTGGTCAGATAAAAGAAAGAATGAAGTGCATAGTTTGTGGACAAAACAATTAATGGCAGAGGAAATCAAAAACTTTGAAAATGTGGATTATGATTATCCAAAAGAAAGTCTTCCACAACATAAGTTTTTGCATCTTATAACTAATAAATTAGATTTATTCTTGGAAGGTAAGTTAATGAATCATTGTGTTTATACTAACTACAAAAGTTATGTAGAAAATAAAAATTACTTTGTTTTTAGTTACATAAGCAATAATACCAGAGGTACTTTAGGTGTAATACACAACAATGGTAAATTTACTGTTAATCAATTTTATGGTAAAAGAAACTCGGCAATGAGTGAGGTTGATAAAACCATAGTGCAGAATTACATTAAACGTGATGATGTGCAAGAGTGGTTTAGTTTAGTGTGTAATAACCCTATTGCAGAATTGTAATAGGGTTTTATATAATTTAGTAGTCATGAGAATAAAACAGATTAAAAAACAGTTGTCAGATGCTAAGAAAGAAAGAGAATCTATTCTCTATATAAAGCATAGTCATTCAAATTATGAATACAGTGACATGGCTTTAGCAAATGTTGAGTTTAGAATTGCATCCTTAGAAGATGTATTAAGAATCTTAAAGAAGAAAAGACTTGGCAAAATAATAATTGGATTAATTATCACAAGTATAATAACACTAATAGTAACGTTATGAAAAAAGAACAAAAAGTAAGAACATCTTACAAACAGAGACGTGAGATGAAAGGAAAGTATGATTGGAAACAACATGTAAAACCAAAAGAAGACAAAAAGTCTCCTAAACAAGTTGATTTAGACAAGGTAAATGATTATCTTGATAAATTAGAGACTGCCTTTTTATCAGGCAAAATTTTAACTGGTGAAATAACTGCAGAAGATATTACTTACAATATTGATGTAGTTAAAAGAATACTAAACAAATAAGGTTCCGTGATGTAGCCGTAAACCCTGTAGCTCAGGTGGAAGAGCAGTATACATTTTTTTGCATAAAATTTGGATGTATAAAGGTCCCAAGTTCGAATCTTGGCAGGGTGACTAATAATTTTAAACTATGATTATGAATTCAGGAAAAGAAAATTACCCAAAAGATCATCAATTTAAACTAAGAATAATTGATGATAATTCCGAAGAGCTATACAAAGCACTAGGAATATCAGAAGAAAGAGCAGAAGAATTACAAGCTGTCTGCAAAGATGCATTTGATAAAAATGATTTAAAGACAGAAGTTTATCAAAAAGCTTTTGATAAATGTGTGCACATTAATGAAGTTACATTTTGTGTTGAAGTAATTCAGTACATAAATAGTGTGTATAGTAACAGAATAAAAATGCAAGCAATTGTTGAAGGATTTAATAAAATGTTTGAAGATGAACAAGAATAGATATACTATAGACTCAGTCTTAGGATTTAATCTTAAGGCAGATATAAAAGACCAACAAGATAGGATTATATCTACTAGAGTTAGGTCTATTTATCCTCCAGTTATTTCTAAACAGATTTCTTATAAGTTAATTAATAAGAGCTTCTTTACAACATTTAATGAAGCTCTGTTAAATAAAATAAGAGATTATAAAAGAGTTAATGAATGATGAGAGCAACCGTAAGTTTAGAAGATACAGACATTAAAAAGATGCTTGATCAAATAATTAAGCATGACAACAAAGAGGACTTGGTTAGTTTACTAACAGGGGTTATTTGTGAATCTCCTTTAACTGTAGAGTGGTTTACAAAATGCTTTATAGGTACTAATCTTCCTGAAGTTTATCCGGAAGGTACAATTGTAACTGTTGACCTTAATGAGTTACACTATGGTGTAAATAAACAAGCAACTAAAGACTCACATTTACACATAGGTAACAATCAAATTGTAGGTAAAGTACAATCATTTAAAGGCTTTAATAACTATTCACCTTATCTTATACTAGCTAAATATATCAATGCTGATAATATAGAAGTTGAAGATGTAATTCATGTAAATTATAAGGGTGTATTTAAATTGGAAGAATTTTAAAATATGTATGTTCTCTTGAACATGCTTTTCCTGAATAATATAAAAAAGGGATGTAATAGTCCCTTTTTTATTTATTAGCTATATATTGCTAAATATTATCAGTTTAAACTCCCAATTGGCTATAAATGTTCTACATTTACTTTATAAGATTTTTAAGTAAATGTTGTATCAACTGCCTAACGGCAAAGTTATATTCCTATCAATAGAGGAATTTCTGAGTCTTTCTGATGAAGACATACAATATTTTATCTCCGTAGATTATGGAGAACACATCTCCAGACCTTTTGACGATCAGTGCAACAACAAGTATTATGACTTTGATGACTATATGCCTGACGAAGATGATGAAAAAAACACTGGAGATGACAATCCGTTTGACAATATCATTGACATCAATGATAACTTGGACATGTAACTAATTTAGTTACCACTTACACTACAGTGAGTATGTAGTGTATAGTATTCTACTCACAAATCAATTTATTTATTTATTTATTATTAAAACTTGAGAATATGAACTCAAAAGTAATTGTATTGGCAGATGAAACAGGTGCAGTAGTTAACGTATCAGAAAATAACCCAGATTATGGTTATGTGCGTGTACAGCAAACAAGAACAATGGTAGATGACAGCGGTTTCATCCACAGAAAAACATTGACAGCTTTAGTACCAGGTCTTGTAGAAGATTTAAAAGCTATGAATCTATTTGCTAACCAGCAAATTGATGGTAAAATTGTTATTGAAGAGTCTTTGACTCCATTTAACAAGAAAAACCCAGACCGTGATCTTAAGATTGCAGGTGATACAGGTATTGTGTGTACTCTTGGAGGTATGCCAATCTACCGTAGAACTAAGTTTTCTTTCAATGAAGCTACTGCTGACACAGCTGTAGAACATGATAATGTAGATGAACTAAGATCAGCATATTCTGCTCAAGAGAAAGCAAAGGCTATCCAGCCTAATGAAGATTTCTCTATTGAGGGATAATAATGTATAGTAACGGGGAGGCTTAGGTCTCCCCAATACTTGTTTATGATTTTTAATTTATTGAACATGGAAAAGCTCAAGAAACAAATAAAAGATTACCAACTACAACCTGCTAGATACATGGAGTATGAGCAGGATTTTTATAATAGCTATCAAAACTATCTCTATAAGAGGGCACTTTATGGACTAAGTGCTTTAAATGAAGAAGAGTTGGCTACTATGTGTAGTAAAAAGAAACAACGGATTGTTAATGTCTACAAGAGAGCACAAGATGTTTTAAATATTGCAAAACAAAGAGCAACTATTTATTACACTAATCTTTTGTTTAAGACATTCTTTCCAGAAAGTCCAATGACACAAGCAATTCTTGAATGTAATGAAACTGATGAAAAGTTTAAGAATGGTTTAACCTTTAAAGATTTAAACTTATCTAAAACACAGATAATTAGTATCTTTATAGCTGAAGGAATCCTTCCTAGAAACTTTTTAAGTTTAGAAGAACCCACACAGTTACCAAGATTAAGAAATGCAGGTCAAAAAAAAGATTTGTAGCGGTTGTAATACCGAGCAATATATTTGGAAGAGACACCAAGGGGAACCCTATTGTAAAAAATGCTGGAGTTGCCTCTTACAGAAACCAACAATTATCCCTTTGGTTTCTTCCAAACGAAAGAAAAAAGATGCTGAGTACAGCAAACTAAGAGAAAGATATCTTACTGATAATCCCCTATGTATGGTAAAGGTTAACGGATGTATGCATAATGCTACTGATGTTCATCACACCTATGCAGGTGCTAACAGAGATGCTTTCTATTTAGTTCAAAGTACTTGGAAGGCAGTTTGTAGAAACTGTCACAATTATATCCATGAGCATCCTGATGATGCAAGAACCATGGGATGGTTAAAATGATTTAAAAAAATTATGATTATGAAAATGATTGGAAAAGAACTTAAAGTAAAACATGCAACTGATTATTCAAAATTTTCTGTTCTACCTATGAACAGAGCTATTGATAGCAAGCATGTACAAAAGATGATTACAAGTATACGTAAAATGGGTGTTTTAAGATCTGTTATTACATGTACTACAAACATGATTGAAGGATCAACAAAAACTTATGTAATTGATGGTCAACATTTGGCCACAGCTCTTGAAAGAGAAGGAGAAGCTATCCCATACATTGAGATTGAAATTGAGTCTGAAGAAGATTTAATTGAGAAAATGGCATACTTAAATAACTCAAGTAAGTCATGGGATATGATGAACTATATCAATGCATGGAAGATGATCCGTCCGGATTACATGAAACTATTCAAGTGGAAAAACATGTATGATATAGAAATAACTATGCTAGCTATGATTGGTGTTAATAACACTGCTATTAAGCATAATACATCTACTATCAAAACAGGTCAGTTTCAAATCACCAACCCAAATGCAGAAGCTATGTGCAAAGCATTTAATGATATCTTTTTAAAGATTGGTTTGGCTGATAGACATATTAAATTTCAGTTTTTGTCTGCTTTCTTACAAGCTTATGGTAAATATGATCATAAGAAAGTAATGGCAAACATTGAGAAGCATATAAAGACTGTAAAGCTTATGACTGATACAGAAGCATCAGGAGCATTTATTAGAAAAACAATTTTTAATTTACCAAAATGACAAGACAAGAACTAATTGAGTGGGTAGATAGTCTACCTACTCAAACTTTAACCGATGAGTTAAAAGATGAGTTTATTGATAACATCATAGAGACTATGGATGATGAGTTTGACGATTATCATGCTATAATTAGACAACAGACACTTGTAGATGTTCAAAATGCAATAGAGAATCTATGAAAGTAATATTTACTGTAGAGGGAGAAACTGAGTATGACCTTCGGGTTTATACTCAGGCTTCAGCCATGGCACATTCCATATGGGAGTTTGATCAGTATCTTAGAAATGAGATAAAGTATACAGATAATCTTACAGATGAACAGTCTGAAGCTTATGAGCATATTAGAGAAAAACTCAGGGAAATACTTAATGAAAATGATGTAAAACTGGACTTATGACACAGACAGCAGTAGAATGGTTGGAATTTGAAATAAACAGAAGAGGACCAAAAGAAGATAATCCACCACAATGGCTTAAAGAATTGTATGAACAAGCCAAAGAAATGGAGAAAGAGCAGATAATGAATGCTTGGTATGATGGGTGGATTGAGGTTGGTGATAATTCAGAGCATTACTACAATCAAACCTTTAAATCAGAATAATATGAATTTTAAAACAACAATTTGTGTACTTACTCCTAATGGATATTATGAAGAAGATGGTATTACTATAGACTTACCCTTTGTACCTCAACAAGGTATGATTTTAAGATTGAATGCAGATCAAGAACTTCTTCTTGAAGCAAAAGCCAAAGCTTCGGACAATAAGTACAATTACATTACTTATTGGAATGATAAAGGTCCTGAATGGAAAAGTAGAGATATAAATATGTTATCTTTTTCTGATCATATTTATGTTTTGTATGTTAATTATTATGTTGCAACCAATGAGATATTAGTTGTATTACATTTTGATAGCAAAGAATAAATTAAATTAAAGTAAGATGACAAAAGATGAAGTTCAGTTAGAAGCATTGGTAGCAACTGAAAACAAGAAAAGATGTACAGTTGTATTGGGTACTGGTGTTGGTAAAACATTAGTAGGCCTTAATCATATGGATGATAATACAACTGAACTTATGAGATGTCTTGTTGTTGCACCAAAGAAAGCCATCTTTCAATCATGGAAAGATGATGCTATCAAATTTGATAAAGAATATTTATTAAATAGAATAGAATTTACTACTTATCTCAGCCTTTCTAAAAAGAATCCTAATGACTATGATATCATCTATTTAGATGAGGTTCATAGTCTATTAGATTCCCATAGAAGTTTTTTGGAGTTATATGGCGGTAAGATACTTGGTCTAACAGGTACACCACCTAAATTTAAAAACTCTGAAAAAGGTAAGTTAGTGGATGAGTTTTGTCCTGTAGTGTACAGATTCAAAGCAGATGATGCTGTAGAGAATAAAATACTAAATGATTATCAGATTATTGTTCATGAATTAGATCTAGGATCTGTAAATGACTATATAGTAGAAACCAAAGGTAAAAGATTTAGTTCTTCTGAAGAAAAGAATTATGCTTATTGGGGAACACGTATAGACACAGGTTCAGGGCCTGGACATATTCTTAGAGTTATGAGGATGAAAGCAATGATGGAATATCCTAGTAAAGAAAGATATGCTAAGCTTTTATTTAATGACATTAGTAGCAAATGCATTTTGTTTGCTAATACTCAGGCTCAAGCTGATAGACTTTGCAAGTATAGTTACCATAGTAATAACTCAGAATCTGAAGAAAACCTTCAGATGTTTAAAGAGGGTCAGATTAGTAAACTTTCAACTGTATTACAGTTGAATGAGGGTATTAATATACCTAATCTTAAGCAGGGTATCATAATGCATGCATATGGTAATGAAAGAAAAGCTAGTCAAAGAATAGGTAGACTTTTACGTTTAAATCCTGATGATAAAGCAATAGTACACATACTATGTTATGTAAACACTATTGATGAAAAATGGGTAAAGGATGCATTAGAAGAGTTTGACCAAACTAAAATAGTTTGGAAAAGATTTAATGTCAATTATTAAATCTAAAAAGTTTAACATGGAAGATTATACTAAAGATGATGTAATCATAGCTCTTTCTAAAATTTCAAAGAATTCTAGACAAAGAGTGCTGGTTGATCAAAGAAGTTATTTGATTGGTCTTTTAGCTTATCGGTTCATGATGACTGAACATGGAATTGCTGATATTACAGGATTAAAAAGAGATAAGATTAATTACAATAAAAAATTAGCACTTCAGTTTTGTAATGACAAATCTTATAAAGAAAACACTTATGTTATTGCTCAATTATTTCCTTTTGATTTTGATGTTATTGAAACATCAAGACCTCACAGGTTAAAAAGAATTGAGTTAGATGTAGATCAAAAATTGTATAATAAGTTAAAAGCTATTGGTTCAATACTTGGTCACAGTGATGTAAGAACTACAGTTAAATTGTTTTTAGAAAAAAGTGTAAAGCTATGGGAAGAATGAAAGAATTCTGCATTGACTTAATTAATGCAAACGAAGGTATACCAGAAGGTATGACTATAGCAGATGTTGCTAGAATGAAAGAATTAGAAATGTACAACTGGGAAGAGTATGAAAGAAGACAAAAACAAATTGAATTACAATACTACAAATCACAAAATCCAGGAGAGGCTGCAAAGATTGAACAGTCAGAAAAAAAGTACTCTCCCAACTATGGAGAAGCCAAAGACAAAAAAAGTGAACAATGAAGAAGGGGACTAAAAAAGGATTACAATGTCCTAAATGTGAAAAGGGATATTTATCTGATAAAATTTGTGTAGAAGAATATCATGATTTATTTTTTCAGTGTACTTACTGTGAATATACAGTTTCAGATTTAGATTTAGAAGCTGAAAGGCTGTCTACATTATATCTTAAGGTTATAATGTTTATAATAGGTTTGATATTATTAGGTTTTTCTAGTATTTGCTATTTATTAGATGAATACTTGAGTTTGCAAACAGTAATTTTAATTGGGTTAGCACTTATTATTTTTGCAATGAGCTTCTTTACTAAGATAAAGTAGCTTTTAAATGATGCGTTCACCTCCAACCGCATAATTAAACAGATGAAAGGTGTATAATCTGTTTTTATTAAAAAAAGTAGTAGATGAATGCTATTAAAGTCATTGAGCTACGGGCTCAGTATGAAGTTCTTTCTAATATTGAAGAAATGTTTGTACCTAAATCTAAGCATAAAGTTGCTAAATATGTAGACAAGAAGATGCGGGAAATACTGAAGGAATTGGAGATTAAAACCTTTAAATCAGAATAGAATGACAACAGAAAGAATAAAAGAAATACAACTTGAAACTGCCTATCCTAATAGTATAAGTGTTCAACAGGCACTATTAAAAGTTTGGAATGAATGTGAACAAGAGAAAAATAAAAAATGTTATCATCCATTAACAGAAAGAAAATATACATCAGATACTCATTTTGAATGTACTATTTGTGGGGATAATAATTTTTAACCTTTAAATCAGAGTAAGATGAAAACAGCAGTAGAATGGTTGGCAAATGAAATACAAGAACAATTAAAAATGTTTTTCCCTGGTGCGACATTATATCAGCCAACAATTGACAAAGCCAAAGAAATGGAGAAAGAGCAGATTATTGAGGCTTATGAAACAGCAATGGAAACTGATATTTATAATGAGCCATTGAAGATTGGTAAAGATTATTTTAATCAAACATTTAAATCAGAATAATATGAAAAAGTATTTATTTGAAGTAGGTCAGCAATTAGCAGACCAATTTTACAATCAAAAAAATATAAAACCTTTAAATCAGAGTAAGATGAAAACAGCAGTAGAATGGGTGACAGAAAAATTTATGACTGAAAATACCACAAGGGAAGGGTGGCATGAAATATTTGAACAAGCCAAAGAAATGGAGAAGGAGCAGATTATTAATGCTCATTTTAAAGGACAAAGAGAAGATATTGACTTTATAAATGAAGCAAAACAAGAAGCAGAACAATATTATAACAAAACCTTTAAATTAGAATAAGATGAATTTAGAAAACGCAAAACCACACGCAACTTATGAAGGCTTGAAAATTCAATTTTTTGCTTTAAAAAATATGTTGAAATGTAAAGAATCGGAAATTGAAGTTTATCGTAAAAGACAAAAAGAATTTAATATTGATAGGATAATTCAATTGGAAGCCGAACTTGAATCACAAAAAGAAATGAACGCTATTTTAACAGAAGAATTAACCTTTAAATCAGAATAGAATGGCAAAAGAACCATTAGAAGAGGCTGCTGAAAACTATAGTAAAACATTTATAGAAGATGATGGAACAGCAGAAGTAGATTTTATAGCAGGTGCTAAATGGCAACAAGAAAGAATGTATAGTGAGGAAGAAGTCATAAGAATAGCAAGAGAGTCTTATGCAATGGGTAGAAATATTGTTTTAGTAGGTGCATTTAACAAATGGTTAGAACAATTTAAAAAGAGTTAGTATGCCAGATATAAGTATGTGTAAGAATGAAAACTGTCTTCAGAAAAAGACATGCTATAGATTCACAGCTGTGCCTAGTAGATATCAGCAAGCATATGGTGATTTTAAACCAGATGCTAACGGCAAGTGTGATTATTTTATTTATAAACCAAAGAAAGAAGAAGAATGAAAAAGTTATTGAATTATTTATTTAGTGATAAAATGTATTTTATCCTAGTAGTGTTATCAGGTGCATATTTTGTACACAGAGGTAACTATACTATCGCCTTTATGGAGTTAGTACTTATTATGTTACTACTTAAAAAAGATAGAGTATGAAAACATTTTATGATATGCGGGGCAAATTTAATGTACATGAGCCTAAAGAGTTTGTTCCTTTACAAGCTAGAGTAATTTGGAAAACAAAGACACACTTTTTAATTAAAGTACCTTTAGAAAATCAAATTAATAACCTTAGAGGTTATATTGTTATACCCAGAACCATATACATTTACAAGGTATATCTTGCTGAAGGTTTACTTGATGGACTAAAAACACTATTTAATAATGGTCAACCTGTTCCTAAAAAACCTAAGCTTAATGATTTGCTATGAAGATTTTAAAAGACTTTAATGAAAAATGGTATTTTTTAGGAACTATTGTAGGAATACTTGCCGGTATAACTATTGGTTGGTTTATGTTTTATTCTCCTGAAGAAAACATCATAGTTATAGAAGAACCTAGTATTATTGATACTACAACTGAAATAACAGACTGGGAAAAAGACAGTAACATAAGTGAAAATAAAAAAACTTACTATGATTATCTTTATGATAAGAGAGATAGTAAGGCTTTTGATTAATGAAATTATGTTTATAGAAAAAGTTACTAGAAAATCTATGTTAATTAGACCAAGCGGGAGGAGTACTGATTTTATCAGTCCTTCCTTTGGTCATGGCTGTTTGTATAACTGTTCTTACTGTTATATGAAAAGACATAAGCCGGAAGGATTATCTGTAGCTACTAATACTATGGATATCCTGACAGAAATAAATTCACATGCATGGTTTGCTGATGTAGAGAAGCCTAATCAAACAGGAGATCTCATTACTTATGATATCTCATGTAATGAAGACTTTGCTCTACATGCTAAATATCATGAATGGGAGAAGATCTTTGAGTTCTTTAGAGATCATCCACTTGCTATGGGTTCATTTGCTACTAAATATGTAAATAATGATCTATTAAAGTTTAATGCAGAAGGTAAGATTAGAATTAGATTCAGTCTTATGCCTGAAAAAATAAGGCAAATACTTGAACCTAATACAAGCACAATTGAAGAAAGGTTAAGAGCTGTAACAAACTTTTATATAGCTGGATATAATGTTCATGTGAATTTTAGTCCTGTAGTTGTATATGATAATTGGTTAGATGACTATAAAGATTTATTTGAGGGAATAAATTGGTATGCTGCAACACTTGATGACGGTAAGCCAGAAAATATTGCGTGGCAAAGATGTAAAGCTGAAGTAATCTTCTTAACTCATAATGAGGATAAGCATCTGTATAATCTAGCTAATAATCTTCCTGGAGAAGATTTGTTATGGGTACCTAAAATACAAGAAGGAAAAACATCTCAATATGGTGGAAAAAACATCAGGTATGAACATAATAGAAAAGCTGATTATATTAAACAGTTTGTTGAGTTACATGATGAGATAATTCCTTGGAATACTATCAGGTATATATTTTAACTTTGTACATGCTGAGATTACTACTCATATTATGTTTATTATATTCCTGTAAAACAGGCCCTAACTATGGTGTAAGAGTTACACCTGGAACAGTTGCTCAAAGACAAAAAATAGTCAATAAACAGACTAAAAGAATGCAAAGAAAAATGAATAAAGCAAGAAAGAATTATGGGAACAAAAACCACTAGTCAAGAACTTTCTGAATTGTGTACATCTATAGCTACAGAACATTATAATTTTACTAAAGATAATAAAGGTGACAACATAAATTATATGTGGTACCTATATTCAGTAGGAGTGCATAAAGGTCACTACAGACCTTTTATTTTAATGGCAGAAATGAATCTATGTAAACACTTCCAATTAATTAACGAGGAAGAGTGTAATAATTTATTAAACATGCTTAAGTCTGAAGATGAAGATAATGCTTACATAGCAATGCATGTTGTAAAAAAAATTATGCATGATAGGCATGATCAATTTGGTAAGGATACGGATCTTGAAGTTTACAAAGACATCAGAGATAACTATTCTTCTAAAGTAATGAGTCATGAATTATTTATAAAAACAAAAAAAACTTAAACCTATGACGGAAGAATGGTTAATTGAAAGGGGATTTAATAAAGTAAGAGTTCCACGTATAGAAAGTGATAACCCTTATGACTATTACTATTATGATAAATTTTTTTGTTCAGATATTACTTTTTACACAACAGATAGTATAGATGTAGTTGACAATAATTGGGAAATTAAATGTTGGGAGATTCCTATACTAACAATTAAGTCACCAGAACATTATGATGATTTTTGTAATCTAGTTAGAATTTTAATAGGTGATGTATACAGGGAAACTAACTAAAAAAGGTGGAAAACTTGTTTTCTCTACTCCTCAAGATAAGTTAGCTTATGCATTATTAATGCAGAAACTAGCTGAGGGTGAGTCCGTAGAAATGTATATTGATTTAGCTAATGCTGATCATAGTAAGGCTCAGTTAGCTAAGATACATGCATGTATTAGGGAGTTAGCAAAAGAGTCCGGTTATACATTTGAAGAAATGAAACTATTGGTAAAAAAACAAGCTGGTCTTTGTATTGAAAACGCAACCAGCTTGGAATGTAAATCTTTTGCTGATTGCAGCAAAGATGAAATAAGTTTAGCTATTGAAGCTTGTATAGAAATAGGTAGATACTACAATCTTAATCTGTAGGATCATCATCTAATTTTACATCATTTTCAGTAAACTCTTTTTCATCAAAAAGATTATTCAGAGTTGCCTGTCTTTCAATTTCTGCTAGTAATAAAGTAAGTGTATAAAAAGAACGTTGTGATTCTGTAAGTTCTTCATATGATTTTTTAGTAATGTCTGTAAAGTCAGTTGTTTTACCTTCCTTTTGGACTTCTTTAAACACTTGAAACAAGACAGCTTTAACCATTAGATAGAAGTTTTTATTAACCTCTACAGAAACTATTGCATCATCCTTTAACTCTTTTACTTTTGCTGTTTTCATAAAACTATTTTAAACAAAGATATGCAACAGAAAATTGACATTGAAGAAATTAAACAAAAATTATTTGATAAACTTGAAATAAGTGGTTGGGATAAATTATTTAAATCTTTTATATTTAGTTCTGAATTTGATGATATACTCACCAAGTTATGGAGTCTAAGTCAAGAAGATAAAAGATTTACTCCACCATTAAAGCAAGTATTTAGGGCCTTTGAAGAATGCCCGTATGATAAATTACAAATAGTAATAATAGGTCAAGATCCTTATCCACAGTTAGGTGTTGCAGACGGAATTGCATTTAGTTGTAGCAATACAGATAAACTGCAACCAAGTTTGAAATATATTCATGATGAAGTTAATAGAACTCTTTATGCAGGAAACCCTATTAGTACTGATCTTGATTTAAAAAGATGGGCTAATCAAGGTGTACTCATGCTTAATACAGCTCTTACAGTTGAAGTAGGTAAGATTGGTAGTCATTATGATATATGGAAACCCTTCACTGCTTACTTACTAGATGGACTTAATAATTATAAATCAGATTTAGTATATGTATACATGGGTAAGAAAGCTGAAGAGTGGTCTGACATAACAAGTGATAATAATATCAAGTTTTTTCTAAAACATCCAGCTAGTGCAGCATATAATGGCTCTAAATGGGATTCTAACAATGTATTTATGGAAATACAGAAGTATAAAGTAATAACATGGTGATATGACAGAGATATTTAGTAAACTACTTAAAGAGGGATTAACCCCTAATAGTTTTTATGTTTTATACTGTATCAAAGAAAAAATTGTAGTTGCAAACTTTGTCAATAAAGCAATAGAATGCAAAAAGCTGCAAAATGATCAATGGTTAGATGAAAACTTGGAATTAACTCATAAAAGCTTTATTTTTATATCTGAAATAGAATCTTATTTCAGAAAAAGCAAGAAAAAAACCAGTAAAGATTTATTAGGAAATGAGTTCTTAGATAAAATTGAGGAGTACAATAAAATATTCCCTAATAAAAAACTGTCTAGTGGTAAATATGCAAGAGTCAATCCTAAAACTCTTGAAAATTCCTTCAGATGGTTTTTTGAGAACTATAGTTTTGAATGGGATACTATAATAAGAGCAACAACAAAGTATGTTGATGAATATAGTGTTAGAAGGTATGAGTATATGAGAACTGCTCAATACTTTATCCGCAAACAAAATATTGATAAAACCTGGGATTCAGACTTAGCAACTTATTGTGAACTTATAGAAAGTGGAGAAGATGAATTAGTAGATTATTTTACAGAAAGAGTGGACTAATGAAAAGAACAATGTTACTTCTATTAGCTATTCTAGGAACAGTATTGGGTTACATGTCACTCAATCTCTTTATAGTAACTGTATCATTTATGCAGTACATAGGGATTGAGATAGTACTTAGCCTTTTACATTGGATGTATAATAGAGCAAAACAAGATTTAATAAATAAACCAATATAATATGAGTCAATTATTTAATGGTGCGGCACCTTTAATACCGGTTAGTGAGAGAGATGCTCTCAAAAAAGCAATCTATAAGTTAGATGCTAGAAGAAAAGGAAAACTAAAGTCACTAAAGAGTGCTTGGCCAAAATTTAATGACGCATTTTGTGATGGATTAGAATGGAGAACTATCACCGTAGTAGGTGCTAGACCTGGAACAGGTAAAACTTTATTTATGGAACAGTTGATTGATGATATCATTGAAAACAACAAAGATCATGAATTTAGAATACTTAAGTTTCAGTTTGAAATGTTAGATGAGACAAACGGTATCCGTAAGTTAAGTCTAAATACAGGTTATGATTACAACACATTAATGAGTAAAGCTGAACCTTTGGATGATAAAATCTTTGATAAGTGTGTTCAATTGTATCATAAGTCTAAAGACAGAGATGTAATTGATGTTATCTATGATCCATGTACAGTAGATGTGATGTGTGCTACAATTCATAAGCA